GGAGACGCGATCCTAACGTCAACCGTGGCTCCCCCGCCGGATATGAAGAAAGCGCGCACAGAGACGCGCGACGTGGCGATTCTTCCGAACGCCTGGCGCTGCCCATACTGCGGGCGCGACAACGGTATTCCCGAGATCGCGGTCTGCAAGTGCGGAGCTCGTAGAGAAGGAACTGTCGCAATCAAATGAGCGTTGGTCTGACACCCTGGGAGATTCACACCGCTCGAGAAACCTCCGACGCTTTCCTACCGGGCACAGCGATCATCCAGACGAAGACCAAAACCTCAGACGGGCAGGGCGGGGAGACGTGGGCCTACGCCGCAAGCGGCACGGTCGACGCGCGACTCGCGGCTGAGAATACGCAGCCCCGCTCCGGTGAGATCGCAAGCCGCAGCGCAACCGCTACCTCATGGGTACTAACCATCCCGGCTGCAACCACGATCACGAATACCGACCGCGTTGTCTTCGATTCAATCACTTACGAAGTGCTCTCGATCATGACACGCACCCCCGAAGAGATCGCCCGCCGAGTCCGGCTCGCACTCCTCAAGTAATGGCCTCTTCAATCACAGTTCACGTCCGGAGCAGGATTCCGGCGCTTACGGCTGCCGGGAATGCGTTGGCGGCGGCGGCTACCGCGAAGGCGGCGCACGACATGGTCGCTATCGCTCAAACTCGTGCCCGCGTGGACACGGGCAACATGAAGAACTCAATCAACGCGCAAGGTGACGGGACGAATTGGAGCGTACATTCTCCCGCTGAATACTCGGTCTTCAACGAGTTCGGCACTTCCAAAATGGGAGCGCAGCCATTCATGATCCCGGCCAAGGAACAAGTCGAACCCGCCTACCTAGCAGCGCTCAAACAACTCATCCCATGAACCCAAACGCAATAGACGCCGCACTGTATTCGCAACTCGCCGGGGGTTCGGCACTAACTAACCTGCTCGGCGGGACGGCGATCTACCAGTACCTAGCGCCCGAGGGAATCAGCCCGCCCTACGTCATCTATCAGCGCCAGTCGCAGGTTCCTGCCTACGTCCTATCGGGCGTGGCAATGGAGGATGCGGTCTACATGGTCAAGGGCGTGACGGAAGGCCCGAGCGCGGTTCTCGCAGGCTCGGTTGCAGGCGCGATCGACACACTACTCCAAGACCAGACGCTCGGCACAGTTACGGGCTACACACACATTCATCTCCGCAGAGAATCATCGATTGATTACGTGGAGACTGACAACGGCGTCCGCTATTCGCATCGCGGAGCTACCTACCGGATCATGGTTGATCCAAACTAAGAAGGAGTAACACAACATGGCAACATTCGGCTCTGGAAAGGACGCCGCGTTGTCGTATGCCGGGACAGTTATCACGACATACGTCAACAACGTTTCCTTCTCCAACGACGACAAACTGCTCGATGTCACCTGCCTGGGCGAACAGGGTGTAACGCGACTGTCGGGCCTCGAGGATCACAAAATCAGCGTCGAGGGATTCTTCGATTCCACGATCGACGCTCTAATCACAGGCAAGTACGGCGGCACCGCCGAGACACTGATCTACTACCCGCAGGGCACGGCGGTTGGCAAGCGCACCATGACCGTCCCCGTGTTGATTGATGGTTACGAACCCCCGGCTAAGCCCGAGGATGCAGTTACCTTCAAGCTCTCACTGGTTAGTTCTGGCACCGTCACATTCGGAACGGTCGCCTCATAATGGCCGAGTCCACGGGACTGCCAAGAGCATCCTTCGATGAGATCATCGGAGCGAAGGACATAGACGAGAGAGTCGTAGATGTACCAGCGTGGGAACGCTCAGTGGTTATCCGTGGACTCTCTCGCGGGCAAGTAAGACAGCTCGGCGAGTTCACAGACACGGCCGAGGCAGAGGCACACGTCCTCATGACCGGCTTGGTCGATCCGAAGGTGACAAAGGAGCAGGCCATCAAGATCCTGGCCGACAAGTCACACGGGGCGACCGAGATGGTCATGCAAGAGATCATGCTTGCCTCGAACCTCGAGCCGGGCGCGGTGAGGGCCGCGCAGAACTCCTTTCTGGAATAGACCCGGATTTGAGGACGGCCCCGGTAAAGACATCTGGGACTACCGACTAGCGGATGAACTACACAGAACCCTTGCGGAAATCCGAGCCATGCCCAACGAGGAATACGTCAGTTGGCAGGGCTACTGCATGTGGAAGTGGGAAAAGCAGGGGTTATTCGAGCATGAGAAATACGGAGGATAGGTGACAACAGGCGGCGACATTCTCGTCAAGGTTGGCGCGGACACGGCCGGCTTTAACGCCGGCATGAGTTCGGTCGATTCCCGCATGGAGGGCATGACGCGCTCAGTCGGGCGCATGGGCATGATCCTCGGCGGCAGTCTGGGCGTGCTCACCGGCCTCGCCGTGAAACTGGCTGGCGACTATCAGAAGTCGCTCAACATCTTCCAGTCGGTCACGAAGGCCACCGTGCCGCAGATGGAGGCGGTTGACGCGAAGGCAAAAGCCCTCGGCGCCGACCTCTCCCTCCCGGCTACCTCCGCGAAGGATGCCGCCGACGCCATGACCGAGCTCGCCAAGGGCGGTCTCTCGGTCAATCAGGCAATGGCCGCCTCCAAGGGCGTTCTTCAGATGTCGGCGGCTGCTTCGATCTCAAATGCGGACGCGGCGACGATAACAGCCCGCGCCCTTAAATCCTTCGGTCTTGAAGGAAAAGAGGCAGGGCGGGTTGCGGATGTTCTCGCCAATGCGGCGAATGCATCGACGGGGGAGATTACCGACTTCGCACTTGGGCTCCAGCAATCCTCCGCCGTTTCCAAGATGTACGGCCTCACGATCAACGAGAACGTAGCCGCGCTGATGGAGATGGCAGACGCGGGGATCGCCGGTTCGGATGCCGGTACATCGTTCAAGCAACTACTTTCCTCGATGATCCCGGTAACGAAGAGGCAGAAAGAAGCGGTTAAGGAGCTCGGGGTTAATCTATTCGACGCCGACGGCAAGTTTGTAGGGATCAAGGGCGCAATCTCGCAATACCACGATGCCCTCGCGCCGCTGCCGCAAAAACAACGGCTCATGGCGATGGAGACGCTGTTTGGCTCCGACGCGATTAGGGCCGCGAACATTGTCCTGATGGGCGGTTCTAAGGCGTTCGGTGAGTACACCGCCCGTACGGAGGTTTCCGGCTCGGCCGCTGCTCTCGCGGCTGCGAAGATGAAGGGCTTCAACGGGGCGATTGAGGGGTTCAAGTCGCAAGCCGAGACGGCCGCGATAAGCGTTGGGACAAAGTTCCTCCCGGCACTTACTCAACTCATGGGTGGACTCTCCGGCGTAGTCGGCTGGCTCGACAAGCACAAAACCGCCGCCACGGCGCTGTTCGTAATCACGGCCTCATTGTCTACCGGGATGATCGCCTTCTCATACGGTACTCGGGCGGCATCGGCGGCAATAGCCATCTACTCGGCAGTAACGAAGTCGGCTAGTACCGCCACGGTCGCGCTTGGTACATCCATGAAGGCAACCGGCATTGGAGCGCTAATAGGGCTCGCTGGCATGGCTGTTGGCGCTCTAGTCTCGCTCAAGTTGGCAGCAGGGCCGACCAAGAGTAGTTTCGAGGGGCTATCCCAGGCGGTGCGAAACTACACGACAGCTCTTGACGACGCCCGGCAATCAGAAAGCGCCCTGAAGAACGGGGCGTTGAGTCTTAGATCCGCGCAACTATCCCTCAAGGAAGCAATAGCAGAACGCACGCGAGTCGAAAAAGACGGGACATCGACCGCACTACAAAAAGCCCGCGCCGATCTAACCGTCAAACAGGCCGCGCAAGGCGTGAAGGACGCCCAGGACAACGTGGTTGACTCGGCCAAACGGCTTGCTGTATCTCACCAGAAGGCGTCAAACGAACTGAGGAATACCAGCGCTGAGATAACGAAGCTCTCTAGCGGCTTCAACTTCGTTGTGGCGCACGGTGGAAACGCTCAGAAAGCCACAGACATCTTCTCGAAGAGTCTCAAACAGATGGCGAATGAGGCGGGCGGTTCTTCTACGGCAGCCGGGCGCGCGGTTCTTGCGGTTCTGAAACTGACCGAATCGATGCACAAAGTTCCGAAGCCAAACGAGATCAAGGCGGCTGGGATCTTCGCCAATATTTCGAAAGAGGCGCAGAAGGAAGGCGCGAAGACAAAGACGGCTATCGGTTCAGTCGCGCCGGGCGCTCGCGCGGCAGCTGTAAGTCTCGGCGGGGCGATCAAGGGCGGGGTAGTCGAGGGCGCTTCGGGGCTCTCAGGCTCGCTCGCCGCTCGAATCAACACCGAGGTCAATTCTGCGCTCGCTCAAGCCAGGGCCGAGCAAGGCGCGCAATCCCCGGCGACTAAATGGGTAGACAAGCTAGGTAAGCCGCTAGGCGAAGGCGTCGTGCAAGGCTTCCTGCTCGGATCGTCCAACCTTCCCTCGAATGTCACCGAGCGCGTGAGTGGGGCTATTGAAAAGGCCAAGTCCGTAGTTGAGTCCATGCAGGGTGCGCTAACTACCGCCTTCGGCAATCTCGCCGATAAGGCGATGCAGGCGTTTGACGCCAAGACCGCGCAGATGCTCGCCAAGCTGAAGGTCACAGTTCAGATGGGGGGTTGGTCGTTCGAGTACGGCGAAGGCGATCTGACGCCGGCCGAAAAGACGCTGAAGGCCGAGAGCGAGGCGCGAGACGAAAAGCAGCGCCAGGACAACCTCACGGCCGCTATCGCCTCCGGTGACGCTCAGGCAATCGCCGATGCCGAGTGGGCCATACGCGAAGCGGCGCTGATAAAGCAAGCCGAAACGGAAAGAGCCGCCGCAACCACGACGCTTGAGACGGCAAGGACGAACCTCCAAGCCCGCCGCGATCTCGAGAAGGAACATCTCGAAAAGCAGATCGCTCAACTAGAGGCGTATCTAGCGAAGCACCCGAAGGCGTACAAGAAGATCCACAAGAAAATAATGAAGCTCTACAAGGAAGAGTTCGGCCCGGACTACAAGACCGCTGGCTTGAATCTAGGCGAAGCATTCGCTACCGGATTAGAAGAATCCTTCGGTGATCTCGAAAAGGCCGCTAAGAAGTTTGCACAGATCCTCGAGAAGTACCTGAAGCTCAAGTCGCCTGCCGAGAAGGGGCCGCTCTCCTCGATAGGTTCATGGTGGAGCGCCATGCCGGACGTGCTGCTCTCCGGCGTCGACATGTCCAAGACGGGCGCGTATATCGCGGGCGGCGTGGATGCCTCGCTCTCGGCTGCTCCCCGGATGATCGGTGGGCGTTCATCCTCTCCCGCTGGTTTCGCGGGCGCGCGTACGAATATCAACCTCTCGGTCAACGGCAACATCTACGGCCGTAACGCCCAACGCGAACTCCTAGACGACATGATGAGCGCGGCCAAGCAGTACGGCTATTCCAACCCGGCAGTAGGGATCGTCTAATGCCTGATCCGATTCGCGGGCCCTACGGCTCGCCGCTGCTCGACAACTTCAACCGAGTTTCCCTGGGGGGCAACTGGACAACGGGGTATCTCGGCTACGGGATCACCACCATCGCTAACAACCACCTAGTTGCAGATCCCGATACGAAGGGAGCGCGTTGGGTAAATCCAACGTTCAGTGCGAACTGCGAGATGTGGTGTAAATCGACGCCAGGCTTCGGCCCCCAGACGATTATGGCGCGGAGTAATACGGGCCTGAATTGCTACACCCTCACACTTCCGTACAGCGTTAGCGAGATGGTATTGGGTAAGTATGTGGACGGAGACTACGACAGCATTACCGACTCGGGCGGGATTCTCTTTACGCCTGGTGATTACGTAGCCCTAACCTGTATCGGATCACTGATTCAGGCTTTCCTCTGGGATACAAAAGTATGGACGGTAGCCTTAACTGCGATTGATTCCAGCATTACGGCGGCAGGCAGTCCGGAGGTCTACATAATCGGCGGGTATATGGACAACTTCGGCGGCGGTTGGGTGACAACCAGCGTAACCGGATCTACTAATCCGACCCCCACTCTTGAAGCTGCACTTGGCGAATATCCACTCGCCCCGGTCAACTGGATTGACCTAACCACTCGCGCTCGCGCGATCAACACGAGCCGAGGCAGGCGCGACGAGTACGATCGAAATGAATCTGGCACGCTGACTGACACCCTCGATAACCGGGATAACCAACTCAATCCCGAGAACACCCTAGGCGACTACTACCCGATGAAGCCGGTAGTAGCTAAGCGCCTGAAGCTCACCTGGGGTGGCGTGAATTATTGGGCCTGGACGGGCTTCTCATACGACTACCCGCAGGAGTACCCCGGCGCGCTCGATGCGGTGGTTTCGCAGAGCGGCGCCGACCTCTTCTACCAACTCAACAATCTCAAGTTCCCAGACGGGCAGAGCTTCGCACAGGAACTATCGCACGTCCGCGTTCACAACGTACTAGACGCGGTAGGCATCGATCCCGCAGACCATTACATCGGGACTGGAACCATCACCCTCGCCGCCGCTGCCGACGTGGGCGGGCAGAACCCGCTGCAACAC